ATCTGGTCGTAAGAGCGGCAACTGGCGAAGTTGATAAGCATGTGACTGCAGGCGGCACCGCTCAAGCCTGGGTTGCAGATACTAATTTAATGATCGCTACCGATACCGATACGGTATACACAGCCGGGGATACTGTCAGATATGGCGTCTATTCGACAGGTCAAAAGGTATTTGTCCGAGTGGCCGCAGCAGCCGCAGCCATCGTTATTGGTGATCGATTACAAAGCGCTGGTGATGGCACTGTGCAGGTCTTTGTGCCGCAAGTCGTTGATGAGGGAGGCGTGGCTATGGTGACTATCCAGCCGAATAATCTTGTTGGTTTTGCGGTTGAGGCCATCGACAATTCCGGTGGCGCGTCTGAGGTTTTTGTTGAAATGCGTGTAGCATAAGAGGTTTATATGAGTAATTGCATTAGTTCGATTGGTACGGGCAGGGCCGCGCATGAGGCAAGAATCATGTCCGCTGGATATAATTGGAACGCCTACCAACAGCTGCATCACCAGCAATTTGTTGATGCCAGACAAAGCAAATATCTGGTCGTAAATGGCAAAGATGAGGTCGTTGGCAGGCATCTGCAGTTTAATAATTTGCAATTAAATGCTGCTACCACAGTTAGGCACGAGGATTTCCGAACCATCGACCAAGAGATAATCAGGGTCCGGCGCGAGGCATTGCATGGCATTGCTGATCTGGAGGCGGCTGGCCTTACTCAGCCCGCTAAACTGAGTGATCAGCTTGTAGGGTTTGAAACGGTCTCTGATGGGTCGGCAGCAAAACAGGAGATGAACCCAGGCACTTACGACAATGACGACACGGCGTTTTCGCTCGATAATGTGCCAAACCCGATTACTCACAAAACGTTTAGTGTGCCATGGCGGCAAACAGGCTTTGAATACAAGACCTCTCTGGGCCTTGAGGATGCTACGCGCAAAGTGTCCGAAAAAATGGAGGACACTTTATTCCTGGGCAACTCAGATATCAAGGTGACAGTCGGCGGTGTACCGGCTGAGATTTTTGGCTACACCAACCACCCAAACACCCAGACAGACACGATTTCCGACTGGTCGCTTGAGGCTAATCGAGATTTGATTATACCTGAGTTAATCGAGCAAGTTGGGCAGCTGCGGAAGGAGGCGAAATTGGCGGAAAAATCTGTCATTTTGTACCTCGGCCTAGATTTTTTCAGTGCGTTTGACAAAGATTATATTGCTGGCCAGGTCAGCAAAACCATCAAAGAAAAGGCCATGGATAATGTATGGATTAAAGATGTTAAATTGTCTGACAGACTCGGTGACAAACAGGCGTTGCTAGTTGAGATGAGCAGGCGCACAGTAAGTTTAGCTGTCGCATCAAACATTATCGCTGTGCCTCACATCAAGGTCACCCCATTAGATCCGCAGGCAATGACAATTTACGCCGCAATGGTCCATATTATCCGACCCGATGTAAACGGTAAGGTTGGCATTAGATTTTTGACCATCTAAAATGGCAAGAGTAACGGCGGCAGAGGTCAAAGTAGTACGCGACACTAAGCTGAGTGATGCCACCATAACGGTATTGATCCAGGCCGCTAATCTCATTGTGTCGCTTATCAATGGTAAATGTGCAAAGTCATTTGATGAGCCGGCCTTAACTCAGATTGAGCTTTATTTATCTGCTCATTATACGACTGCTGATGATCCGGTTCTGGCCGTTGACTCGTTTGCTGGCGCGACAAATACCGTTGTTGTGCCAAACAGAATTGTGCAGGGCATTGATAGCAGCCGGTGGGGTCAGATGGCTAATGCGTTATCCGAGGGTTGCTTAGGCGAGTTTGATAAGGATCATCAAGCGGGCGAGACTCAGGGACAGAAAGCCACGGTTGAGTTTTTTATGTGATGGCTAAATCCAACGTTTGTTTGGTACAAACTGTGACATTTTGGACACCCACGGGCAATAACGGCACAGGCGGCAAAACATGGACTGTCGGAGCTACCACGCTATCTAAGATTGCTGATACCGATGATATTGTTAATCAATCTGAAGGCAAGGTGATCACAGCATCGAAATCTGCTTTGCTCAAGATTGATGTACCCGTTGGCTCGTATATTGTTGAGGGCGACCAGACCGGAGAGATTGCACCAACGGCAGGAGCGCAGCAGGTTATACAATTTATGGCTAATCCTTTGACTGATTTGCGCAGGGTCTTGTTGTTGTGACCACCCTTAAAGGTCTTGACAAGGTTATGCGTAATCTCAATATCGAGATTGAAAAAATAAAGGGGCGTAGTGAGCAAGGTTTATTGGCTGTCGGGTTATTTATCAAAGGGGAAGCACAAGAAATTACACCTGTCGAAAAGGGTGTTTTAGTTAACTCGTCTTTTGTGGATCTCGATAAACAACCTAAAGGGCCGGTAGTCAGAGTGGGATATACAGCGGAATATGCAGCAAAAGTTCACGAGTTCCCAGAAGATTTTAACTACACCAAACCCGGCACCGGACCTAAATTTTTGGAAAAAACTGTGGACGCAAATCAAGCTACAATTTTAAAAGTAATCAAAAACAGAGCCAAATTTTGAATGCAAAACGCTGTCAGCATCGACATTATTACCTTTTTAGCTACCAATGGGTTTGGCACGATTGGCACGGCTAACGCAGATTTGTTTGCTATGGCCTGGGGTGAGGGCGTTGATAAGCAAATACTGGTGATGGATACCGGCGGGATTGACACCGATTTAAAGCTGGTCGTTGAAAACCCCACCTTTCAAATCTTGGCGAGGGGCGATAAAAACATCGATCTTAATTTAACTTACCAGGTGATCAGATCGGCGCACGAATTTTTGATCAGCGCTAAAGATCCGGTGATAAGTGGCACGGCATATATTGGCGGATTTGAGCCGCGAGGCATTATCAATTCGCTTGGAAGAGATCAAAACGACAGGGCCATGTTTTCGGCCAATTATTTTACTTTTAGAGATAGCATATAGGTGACAAAATGAGCGCAGAACCAGGCAAAAAACTTTTAATGGAAGGATCAGAAGATGCCGGAGTGACATTTAAACCCTTCGCGGGAATGCAGACTAGGACGTTTACACGTACTAATATTACTACAGAGACTACTAGTCAGACGCACTTTCAAGATTGTGTCACGCATAACGAGTATGCCGGTAGGTCAGGACTGGAACTGTCAGGTGATGGTATTGCGGATGATACCACCGATGCAAGTTTGACTTTATTTAAAAGATTTGTCGAAGTCGCAAATTCTGCCACACCGGAATTTTTGATTAGATTTACCAATGCAAAAGTCGGCACTTGGATAGGTACCTTCATCATTTCGACATTTGAAACGGGCGGAACTGAGGTAGAAAATATTACTTTTTCTGCATCATTTTTAAATAAAGATGATGTCGTATTTACCCCCGCTGCATAATGTCTACCAACAAGCATTTAGGTTTTGAAGAGGTCGAGAGCTTTAAGGATAAGTACCTCTTCAAAGCTGATTTTAATTTCCTCCAGCGCCTAGCTGACAATGTGGATGATCCTATTAAGATCAGCGATAGATTGCCGTTGGGCGCTGATCCTGATCTAGTCCGTGATATCCTGATTCAAAGTTTTGTCTCAAAAAACGGCAAAGAAATCAACGAAATTAAAGAAGAGATTGAGTCTTTGATAACCGCGCATGGCCTGCAAGAATGCTGGAGGTTAGCTTACATTCTGCTGTCGCATGGAATGATAGGCCAGGAAAAAAAGTTGCTACTGCTCAAGTTAGAGCAGAGCAGGCTAGCGAAGATAATCACCGAACCTTTCCTGTTGGAGAATTCGAGAAATCGTGCCTTATTATGGGCGTATCATCTAGTGATTTCGGTAGTTTATGTATGCGTCAGTTTCAGTCTCTCCGTGATGTTTGGTTCCTAAAAAACGGCCTGAAAGAAGACGGCACAGACCCCAAAGTTCCCACCGCCAGCTGGCTTGCTGATCTTAAAAAAGATGTAGGAAAAATGAGGGTAAAAAATGGCGCTTAAGCTCGGCTCATTAAATGTTGATATCGGGGCAGATACCAGCGGCTTAGATAAAGGAGTCGTCAGGGCCAACAAGGGTCTCAGTAAGCTTGAGGCGGAAGTAAACACCACCCGCGCTACATTCGATGGACTTCAAAAAGAGATAACCGAGACCGAGGCTAGCCTCGACGGGCTGGGAAAAGAGGCAGCCGCCACCCGTACTAAGCTTGGTGGGATGGAAAAAAAGTTAATCGGTGCCCGCTTCGGCCTCATCGCAATGGAAAAAGAGGCAGTCGCCACCCGTACTAGCCTTGATGGGCTGAAAGACAAGACAAGCGTAGCTGGTATTACCTTTGATCTACTAGCAAGAAGGGCAGGCGTAGCCCGCGATACCTTCGAGGGGCTGAAAAGAAGGACAAGCGCCACCCGCGATACCTTGGAGAGATTGGAGAAAAAGACAAGCGCCACCCGCACTAGCCTGGGCGGACTGGAAAAAAAGGCAGCCGCCACCCAGACTAGCATCGGTGGAATGGAGAAGAAGGCAATCGGTGCCGCCGCCAAACTCGGTGCAATGGAGAAAAAGGCAAGCATAGCGCGTACTAGCATCGGCGAACTGGAGAAAAAGGCAAGCGTAGCGCGTACTACTTTCGATGGACTTCAAAAAAAGGCAACCGCCAACCGTGCCAGCCTAGATAGAATGGGAAAAACGGCAAACGTAGCCGGATCTGGTTTAAGCGCGATGGAGTTAAAAGCAAAAGTAGCCAGCAACATCTTAGAGAGACTTCAAAAAAAGACAATCACGAGCCGCGAAGCATTGGGCAGGCTGGAGAAAAGGATAAGCGCCACCCGAGATACCTTTGGCGGATTGATAACAAAGTCAAGCAACGCCCGCACTAGCCTGGGTGGACTTCAAAAAGCGGCAGCCGCCACCCGTGCCAGCATCGGCGGAATGGAGAAAAATTTAATCAGTGGCCGCGCCAGACTCGGTGCAATGGAGAAACAGACAGTAGCAGCCCGTACTAGCCTTGATGGAATGGAGAAAAAGGCAGGCGTAGCGCGTACTACCTTAGATGGACTAAAAAAAGAGGTAGCCACCACCAAGACTAGCCTTGGTGGAATGGAAAAGAAGGCAGCCGCAGCCCGCACTACCTTCAATGGATTGAAAGAGAAGGCAAGCGCCACCCGCACTAAGCTTGGCGGACTGAAAAAAGAGGCAGCCGCAGCCCGTACTAGCTTAGATGGATTGAAAGAAAAGGCAAGCGTAACCGGCCAAGGACTCGGTAAACTGGAGAAAAAGGCAGCCAAAGCCAGCGCTGGCCTGGCCAAGATGAACGCGCGGGCGCGCAAAACTCGCAAAGGCTTTGCCAAGCTGGAAGGCCAGGCAGGACTCACTGGCCGGGCCTTCGGTAAGGTCGCCTCGGTGATCGCCCTTGCTATATCTTTTGAAACAATCCGCCGCACCATCTTACTTGCTGACAGCATGGAAAGGCTTGATGCCCGCCTCAAAGATGCCGCAAGAACTGCCAAAGACTTCCAAATAATTCGCCAAGGCATCAGAGATATTGGCCTAGAAACCGGCGGATCAATAAACTCCATCGGGAACTTGGCGCAAGGAATCCTCCTGGCCGGTGAAAACATGGGGATCACTGCTGATCAAGCAGTCGAGGTTACATCCAACCTAAATAGATTAGGCATTATTGGCGGCACTGCAGCCGCAGACATGACAAGAGCCATGGTACAGTTTAATCAAGCAATGGGTAGCGGCACATTAAGAGCGGAAGAATTTAACAGCATCATAGAAGCTGCGCCCGCCGTTATCCGATCTGTAGCAAAAGGGATGGGTATAACCGCCGCAGAATTTAGAAACCTGGTTAAAACTGGCGGCGTTGAATCAAAGATTGTTTTTGATGCTCTATTGACCCAAACAGAGAGCGTAAACAAGCGACTTTTGAAAATGCCTCTAAGCATTCAGAGGGCTACTGGCATTTTAAAAAATCAGTTTGCTGTTGCTATACAAGATATCAATGTCGGACTGGAGGTAACTGCAAAACAAGCCATTGGCATTAAAAACATTGCCGATACCGTTGGCAAAGAGCTTGTGCCTTTTGTTGATAATCTGGTGATTGGATTTAAAACCGTGGTATTCCAAATCCAGGAAATGACTAAAAGCATAGATGATGATGTGTTTTCATTATTTAACATGGCTTCAACTTTTGGTCTGATCCAAGATGGGGTCAAATTTTTATTTAACGCTATCATTAATTTGTCAGGTAATATTCAATCGCTCGCTGTGATTATATCTGGCGAGTTATCAAAAGCATGGATAACTGCCAAGGAAAATTTTATAGCATTTACCAAGATTATTGAAATAAACTTGGTAAATGCATTTGATACCGCAATTCTTAAAATTAAGACTAGATTTGGTGTACTTACGAGCGGGATACAAAACGCGCTTGCCGCAGCTTTTGAGTTTGTGGGGGTAGATACAGGCGAACTTAGGGCCTCGGCGGAGACCGAAATGCTAATAGGAGCGCTGTTGACTGAATCATTAAAAGCTCAACAAGCTATAAGATTGGAACAACTGGAAGCTGAGTTAGAAGCCAATCGACTGGCGGCGGAAGAAAAACGGACTCTCGTTGATCTAAATATTGAATCAGGCATTGCCGAAACCCAGGCAATAAAAGAACAAGTTGCGATCAGAGTTAAGGCATTTAAAGACGAAATCGCAGCCAGAAGACTAGCAGCTAAAACAGGCATAAAAGATGGCAAGGATACCGTCAAAGGCGAAGAATTAGTTGCAATAAAAATAAAAAAAGTCGAAGAGAAAAAAACGTTTTCGTTAGAAGATGCGGCCTCCACCGCTAGCTCCTTGCGGCAATCCGGTCTATTAGATGCAAGAATAGCGGCAATAGCACAAATAGGTATATCAACCGCACAAGCCATAGCCAAGACCTCAGAGCTTGGCTTTCCAGCGGCAATCCCTTTTATCGCCCAAGCGATAGCCACAGGTGCAAGCGCTCTAGCATCAATAAAAGGCGGGTCAGGCGGCGGAAGAGGCTCAGGCCGTGGAAGAGGTTCGGGCCGTGGAAGAGGTTCGGGCCGTAGAAACGGCGGCTTTATCGCAGGCAATTTACCCGTGCCGGTAAATGAGGGCGGCAACCCCGAATTATTTGAGCAGGGAGGAAGGCAATTTTTACTGTCCACTGGCCAAGGCGAGGTCATACCACTAAATAATGCTGGCGGTGGCGGTACCACACCAGGCAATTTTAACCTGACAGTGATCAATGAGACACCGATCCAGGTTGAGCCGAGCATTGAGTTTGTCACCCAACAGGAGCTAGTGATAAGATTGCGAGAGAGCGAGCAGCAAGTAACAGACTCGATTAATGGCAGTCTAGCATCAGGTCGTGGCCAGTCTGCAAACTCATTGCGGCAAGGCTTTAACATATCACGTAACATTTAACAGAGGTCAATCATGGCAGCAATAACAAACAATTTAAATTCCGCGTCAGAGGTGGTTTTAGTCCAAACCGATCTATCCACTGGCCCACATACTTTTGCATACAGCACCAGCCAGCAGACATTGCATATTCATAACGGCGATGGTGTACCTCTCACAATCAATATATTGGGTACAGGTGTCACAAATTTTGCTTGTGACGGCGTGGAAGATAAAGATGTTAGCGGGGGCTATGATGTGGTTGTGGCTGCAGGCGATCAAGTGCCAATTAACACATTTACCCGCAGGGGTTACCTGGGTAGTGCTGGCAACAATGTTGATGTGACTGTAACAGGGGTGGCAACATCGGCGTCTACAATCTGGACAACATCAAGCTAATCTATGGCCGAGCAATTTCCACCTGATCTGCCCTTGCCGCTAGAGCGAGGGCATACCATCAAGGACAGCCTGCATGTGCGTCAAAATGATGTGGAGATCGGGCCACCGCGCTTTGAGCTATTATCCATTGAGGGTCCAGTCAGCGTAAAGGTCAATTGGATTTTTACCCAGGCCCAGATGAGTACGTTCGAACTGTTTTTTAGGGACACCATTGTGTTTGGCTCAAAATCATTCACGATGGATATTGCCACCGGCGGGGGACTCACTCAACACGAATTCCACATGCCTAGCTTTACCCAAACGACCCAAAGAAAGCTATGGTCAGTAAAAGCCGACCTGATTGGCATCCAACGGATAATCAAACTTCCACCTGTAGCGCCGGCAAATTTAATCTTCCACATGCCACTCAAAACCGACCTAAGCGTGGCTGTTGGGATCGGTCCAGCGGTCTATGTAAGGAATGGCATAGCCACAGACATTGACGCATCAACCGGAGTGCTTGCGACTTTTGCGGCTAGTGTACCGAGGTTTCAATCTGGCGGGATATTGATTGAAGGTAAATCAGAAAATGACGTGCTGAGGAGTAGAAATTTAACCTCTACAATTTGGATTAAGACGGGCATCTCGGTTGCTCTTGATGCTATCGGACTCGACAATGTTGCTAACGCAGCATCAACTATTACTGCAACGTCGACCAACGGCACAGTGCTGCAATCAACTGCTACATTGGGCATCGTAGCCAATACTTTTTCGGTCGATGTTAAGCGAAAAACAGGGACAGGGACCATTGAAATAACTAACGATGGAGGATCTAGTTTTACCGATATAACAAGCTTAATCAACACAAGCACTTACACCAGAGTTGATCTAACAGGGACAGCCTCTAATCCAAATGTGGGTTTGCGTATAGCGACAATAGGCGACGAGGTGGAAGTTGATTATGCCACGGTCGAGGGAAGGTCTAAGATTGCGACAAGCAGAATAGAGACCACGGGAGCTGTTGGCATCAGAAACTCGGACAGTTTGTCTGTCGACGAGGCTAATATGCCCGACATTGGCGAAGACTATACCATTAGTTTTTTAGCCAGCGTGATTGGCAATCACGGCAGTATTGAGCAAGGCTTTTATTTGGTCGAAAGTGAGACATTGAGAAATGCGAGTATTGCCCCTTCCGGCCTTACAGCTAAAGCTTCCAACGGCACCACAGGAGCGGTAATACATTCAAACATCACTTTGCCACTCACACCAACAAGATTTACCATCACATTAGATAATTCGGCTCCGACTGATGGGTTTAAGTTGTATATTGATAACGCTGTCGAGTCGGATATAGTGCGGACACCAGTTGGCACTAAAACCAAGCTCTTTATTGGTGGGGCTGGAGTTGCATTCGGCCCGGTAATCGATAAGTTGTTATTTGGCACTATAAAAGACTTCAAGATATGGGACATACCTTTAACAGCCCAGCAAGTTGCAGACCTGGTTAGCGGAGACGCTTAATGGCCTCCCTTGATGAGTACAAAAAATTCGTCCACAGTATGCCAGAGGCCGAGCGCGAATTTCGCACCCTAGAGCTTTTCCATCCTGATTTTTCTTTGCTCAGGATTTTTCAAGATTTTTCTGATAAAAATTTCACCCTCGAATCGACGGCTCCGCGCGACCCAAACACATCAGTATTATTTACAGCATTTCCGGTCGAGATTTCCGAGCCTGGCGAAAATGGCGATATAGAGCAAGTTTTGAGTGTGTCCATGGGCGCAGTTGGCAATGAGGTTAACGACCGCGTGGCGCTCATAACCGAGGCCAATTCTTTGGTACCGATTGAGGCCATTTACCGCAAGTATTTTAGCGGCGATCTCAGTAGCCCTGTTTTGATCTTATCTTTATCGGTTTCTGACCTCTCATTTAAAGGCTACGAAAACGTGACGTTTAGCTGTGAGGATACCAATTTCGCAGCCAAGCGAGTTGGCAGGTTGTATACCGTTGAAGAGTTCCCAACGCTGAAGGATATACAATGATTGACTGCAATGCTCTTGTCGGCATCCCATGGGTTCGGGGTGGCCATAGCGTAAATGGGGCTGATTGCTGGGGCATTATCACGCTGTTTTATGATTATTATTTTGGTACCACTTTGCCTCATTTTTGTGGCGATGAAATCAATACAAAACCTGGTGTATCGTTATTAATTGAGCAAGGCAGAGAGCAAGATGCGCGCTGGAAAAAGCTTGAAAAATCAGAGCCGTATAGCCTTGCATTAATGTTTGGTCGCAAGTCTAAACGACCTAACCATATTGGAGTATATCTGGGTGATGGCATGATCTTGCACTCGCTCGGCCCAGAGGGTGGATTGTCGGAAATCCATCCCTTAATGACTCTGCAGAGGGCATTTTATAAAATGGAATATCATAAATATGTCGGTTGATATCATCATCAATCATGACCCTGCGGGCATTTCTGCGCGTGATCTGCGCAAGGTCGAATCTGGTACCGTTTTGCTAGACTGGCTCATTGGCGAATACGGCGCGCAAGGTTTTACGGTTCCCACCAAGATTTTTTTAAACGGCATCCATGCGGCACATGAGATAGATGTTGGCTCGTATGAGGCACTGAGTCAAGAGCTTAAAGATGGGGATATAGTCGATATTATCCACCAACCGCTAGGGATCGAATTGCTCATTGGCTTGGCTGTCGGTCTAATATCAGTGGTCGCAACCATCCTATTAGCACCAGACATTGCGCCGCCGCCTAGCGGCGAAGGATCAAGGGCCAATGAATCCCCTAATAATCGGCTCTCAGGGCAAACCAACATATCGAGGTTGGGCGGGCGCTTACCTGATATTTATGGCCGCAATCGTGTTTATCCCGACCTGGGCGTGGAGACAGCAACCGAGTTTAAGAGCCATATCAAGTTTGTGACGGAATGGCTGATAGTTGGCGAGGGTTTCCACCTGCTTGAGCAGATTAAAAGTGGCGAAACGCTAATCAGTGATATCAAGGGATCAAGCCTGGAGATTTTTCTCCCTGGAGACGTAATACCTGAGCTAATAAACCCAACAACAAGCAACGAGGTCAACGGCCAGGAAATAGAGGGGCCAAACGATACGACAGGGCTTAATGTCACCATTATAAAACCGCAATTTACCACCAATACAGTCAGGACATTTGACACTGCAGGCAGCGCATTTCAAAGCCTAACTTTTGGCGATACATTTATCATAAGCGGCTCAACAAGCAATAATGGCGAATTTACTTTTAATAGATTAGATGCTCAGATTGACCCGCCAGAGGATCCAGGCGAAACAACACTTATCCAATGGATCTTGACCGTGGATGAGACGTTTGTAGTCGAAACTGACACCCTAAATGTCAATTTTGCTACCGATGAGCGCAAGGATGTTATCGGCCCATTTACAGTGCCAGGTAAGACGGATGAGGTGCAATTTGATATTACTGCCCCTCGAGGACTGATAGATAGGCGAGAGCCTGACGCTGTTGCGGTAAAAATAACTTTTGAGCTGATATTGGATGAGGTGGATATTTTAGGCGAAATCGTCAGCACGGAGAAAACTATTGCAACGATTAGCGACAGCACCTTGGATGCTCGATTCTACACTTTCCGAGTGCCAACGCTCAACCCTGGCGCTCCCTATCAAGCGAGCATTAAACGATTAACTAACACTATTGACGATGCAAACTACCTTGACGTTACCAAATGGGCTAAATTAGCAGGTTTATCTAGGCTTTTAAATTTCACCCCGCCGAATGTTACAAGCGTACTGTTGACCACGGAGGCAACAGAACAGGCAGTCAAGAGCCAGGAGAGACGATTTAATTTAATCCAAAGCCGCAGATTACGCTCGTTTGATCTTGATACCGAGACAATTTTGTCGGGCTTAAATCCAACGGCCCGCGTGGCAGATGCATTGTTTGAGCATTTAACTAGCCCAAGCCATGGCAACAAGAGCGCATCGAGCATTGATCTTGTCGGACTCTACACAATCCAAGAGCAGCTTGATAATGATCCAATTTATGGCCGATTGCTTGGCAGATTTAGCTACACATTTAGCACACCAACATCTAGTGCAAAAGATGAGTTTATGCTCATGGCTAATGCCTGCCGATTATTTATTAATCGCATTGGTGACAAAATCACGTTTGGTAGGGATGAGGTCAGAGTCAACCGGACTAAGCTATTCAACGGTCGCATAAAAAAACCGAAATCTGAGAAAAAGACGATCCGTTTTCAAAAGCCCACGGACCAAGACGGCATAGAATTACAGTGGACCCATGAGGATTCCGGCGACACTTTCACGGTTATTTTTCCGGAGACCGGCCCGGCCCCGATCAATACAAAAAAGATCGATGCGGCCGGAATCAAAAATTTTAAGCAAGCATGGAACCGGGCAAAGATCGAGTTTGCCAAGCTTAAATTGCAGCGCGAAACGGTGGAGTTTGAAAGCACAAAAGAGGGCTTGTTATCGCCGATTGGCGACAGAGTAGCGAACGTTGATGGCACGGACATTGTTGCCCAAGGCGGAGAGATAAAGGCCATAACCAGCTTAACGGTCACATCGAGCGAGATCATAGATTTTAAAGGTCAACCAGATGCCCAGGTAATTTTGCGCAGTGAATCAGGCGAGGTGGAAGAATTTACGGTTACAGCACGAACAGATGGGGTCAATGGTTTTATCTTGCCATCGTTGCCAACCTTTACGATCAGGATAAGGGGCGATCTCAACTACCAGGTCGGCACACTGTACACTTTTGCCCCACAGGGCGCAGGTCGTGTAAGGGATTACGTCATACAGCAGATGAGTCCAACCGATAATGGTTATGTCAAATTAAATCTAATAAATTACGATGCAGCAATTTGGGCTGCAGATACCCAGATCCCGCCATCGCATGAGACTACCGAGCGGCTGGCGCTGCTTTTAGTCACAGTGCCTAGCGGCAGTTTATTTGATCCGGTCACGGTCACTTTATCAGACCTCAAGACGGTTGATCTTGTGACAGTACCGAGCGGTAGCTTGTTTGATCCATTTATCGTCAGTACATTAACCGGCGAGCAAGTAGGTTTGGTCACAGTACCTAGTGGCAGCCTATTTGACCCGCTGATCGTCAGCTTGTCCGGCACGTCACAGCTTGTTACCCTTGTCACAGTGCCAAGCGGCAGCCAATTTGACCCCATGATTGTCACTCTATCAGCAAGCGGGACCGAAACGCTGGCGTGGAATCTTGAGCCGACTGGCGTATATGATTCGATGTCAATATTCGAACTGGCAACCGAAAAGTTTATTGTTGATTCGCTGGGAGCCTGGACAGTATCCGGCGTATCAAATGTATTTAGCCAAACAGATTCAGGCTTTTATCGACCCCAGGTGGTCGGCGATGATAAAATCAATTATGAGATTAAAATCACAGCAACGATTAACAGTGGAGCTGGCACAATCAGCCTGCTTGGCGGCGTTGTGCTGGGCACCTTTGTTAACTTAACTGGGGGCCAAGGTGTTGAGGTATCTGATGCCGTTGCAGGGACAACAAATTTTTCGATCACTGTCGAGATAAGAGACAAGGCGCTTGCTGCTAATAGCACCGGCTTAGCGTCCTTTAACTTTGACGTAGACGGCCAACCACCGCCTTAAATTAGGAGTAAAATATGTCTGATTGGTACGACATTACAAAAAATTTGATTGGAACAGCGGGATTAGATTTGAATAATTTAAGCAATCCTAAAATCATCGCAATAAAACAAGGTGGCGGATATACCTTTTCCCAAGCTGATGATTTCCTGTCTGATGTTGGTGCAGGGGCGCGACTAGCGACAACAACGTTGTCAAATGTTACCTTTGGCGTATCTCAAGATGCATCACTTGATAGTGATGATGTTGTTTTTACTACCCCGCCTGTTGGCACCGTTGATAGTTTTGTTATTTACAATGATAGCGGCGTGGAAGCTACAAGCCCGCTAATTGCATTTTTGGACGATGGCGTAGGATTACCGATATTAACTGAGGTCGGGCGCGATCTTAATGTGCAAGTTGCAGCTAGCGGCCTGGGCAAACTTTAACTTAGGAGATTATTTTGATTAACCATAGTTTCATCCATGAATTAGAAGGCCGCAGTCTCGAAGGCTATGTGCCAAACCCGGAAAACAGCAACTCTGGCGTGACCATCTCAACAGGTTATGACATAGGGCAAAATAGCATAGGAGATATTGCTTCTATGTTTTTTTATGCGGTTCCGCTAGCTAAAAAGCTTATTCCTTATGCGGGACTAAAAAAACGTGCTGCAGAGGAATATCTTAAATCTAATCCGTTGAAAATCACTGACGAAGAGGCCAACGAAATAACCTTTCGATGCGACAAAAAGGCGGACACAAGGTTAGAACACCGATGGAATTATAGTGCAGCCAAGATCCCATTTAGCGATTTATCAGATGAACAACAGACAGTGGTGGCTTCCGTTGCGTATCAATACGGCGATCTGGAGAGCAAAACACCGAAATTTTGGAAACACGTCACTACCGCAGATTGGCCCGCAGCCACCGCAGAATTGAGAGACTTCGGTGACGTTACCCCAACAAGGCGCAATCGAGAAGCAGACGTGTTGGAACATGGATTTCCCGCATAATTTGTTGTAAACTTTAGTTTTACTAGCTTAAATGCAACCGGCATTTATAGCGCATCTTTAGAGGTTTTATTTTAATGAAACATAAATTTACCTATCAATCAGAATTCCGTAGTCTAACGAGACATGACAATGGTATCTCAGCTAAGCCAGAGGATGATGAAGAGTTAGATGCTGGCGGTGGGGTGCCCGTTCCACCTAAACCCAAGTAGTTACCTTGAATGCTGCTCTATTTAGACACCGCCCTGATCTTCCTCTGCTTACAAATCGTGCGGAGGATCAAACCTCACCGCAATTCCTTGCTTATCGGCCTGATAGCAACCGATATTTTTGTCGCACTAGCTCTTAGCCTATACATGTTATCCGGTGGTTTTACGTACATGGAGAGCTTAGTTGCACTTGGGGCAAAAGATGTTTTTTTTTTAGCTGTGTGCTGCTATTTGCCGTTGCGTAACAAGGCTTGCTTGAGAGTTAAACAGGTGTATATGCTATCTGCATTTATAAATTATCTGTTCCTTTTTATAAGTCAACTTTACCACCCTGCGTTGTACCTAGTTATTTTTACTTTTATACCGATCCTGCAGTTGTATTATATAAGTAAATTGACCACATACCATGGCTGATTTGGCTGATTTGGCTGAAAAACTGGCGGTACAAGAGCACCAGATAAGAATTATTGATGCCAGGCTGGAGAAAGTAGAGACTACACTGCGTAAAGTCGAGCAGTGGATATTAAACAGACAGTCCACGCTAGAGGGGGCAGAAAAGAGCGCCGATAAGACGGCCCGAAGAATAACTATTGGTATAATGCTACTGGCGGCCACTGCCTCGGTGATCTCTGTTTTTTACAAAGGGACGACTCAATAAGATATTATTTTTCAATAGGATAAAATTATGAAACCACTAATCTTACTCGTCCACGGATTCAACGTTTTTAATCCCGAAATATCAATTGGTAAACTACGCACATTTTTTGAGGTGCAAGGTTGCCCAACCATCATGGTTGATTACGGCCATACTGGCCTGATCGAGACCAGGCTTAAAAATCCAAAGATAGCGACCAGATTGGCAGAGATCGCTAGAGCATCCAAGGCTCTGCATCCTGGTAGGGAGATAATAGCGGTAGGGCATAGCAACGGCTGCGCTATCCTGCATCTGGCTACAAATAAATATGAGGCTCGAATAGATACGGTAGTCTATATCAATCCAGCCTTGGAACGGCATTTAGTGCCTGGGCGCTCAGTCGGAAAGTGTCATGTTTGGCATAGCCCAAGCGATGCTCCAGTTAAATGGGGTCGTCGTTTAAGCAAAATAATACCGACAAGGTGGTTCAATGCGCGGCCATGGGGCGCAATGGGAGCAACCGGCTACGAAGGTGACGACCCAAGGATGGTTAATTTTAACAAGCAAGATGATTATTTGCTATCTAGCAAATCCCACAGTGATGTTTTTAAGTGGGGATTGATTAGTTATTTCGGGCAGATAATTGCCGACAAGGCGCTGGAGGCTATTTAGAGTTTTAGCATGGAAAGGCGTTTAATCCTCTGCGGACCTAAGTAGTTCCTGCTCGCAATCATCTTCAAACAGGCCCAAATCATATGCAATTTCATCGTCTTCGACGTGGCGATCTGTAAAGTTATGCATAATCTACTCTAACGGATGGTTCGAATCCGTCAGACTCATTCATGGCCATAAGGTAAAATTGACGATCCAGATACGTGACCCTTTCGAGCAGTTTCTTGCTGTGCTCTCGCCATCCCGTACTTTGTAACATCTCTACACGATTCATCTCTGCACGTGTCTTGTCAAGTTCAGCCAATAATTCGATTTTACTTATAAATCTACTTTTACCCATCATTTCAACCTATTTTTTATATTGCCATTGGCAGCATTTGTGACCATTTTTGATACTATTTCGTGGTCAATATCTATGCCCTCCTGACTTGCCAAACCCATTGATCTTAGGATGATATCAGCCAATTCGCTGCCTAGGCGACTAGTGGGTTTATCTCCACGGCACTCATTAACAGCCTCGCCTACCTCAGACGCAATGAGCGCCAGGCATTCCAGTGGCGTTTTATTGAGCCACCCCATATCAGCCACCCATTGCTGGTGAATGTCTGTTATTTGGTTTATTGTCATGCCACGTTTTATTAGTTTTTGCATTTTTCTAACCTAATATTAATAATTGTTTGGTGTTGAACGGTGGGAATCGAACCCACGACTACGCCAGCAAACAATGGGAATCGAACCCATGTACCCCAAGGTGTGTTGGGGTGCTCATGCCAATGAGCTACGTTCAACATAAATGGTGCCTCAGGAACGTTTGTATACTTTCGTTTAAGCAATGTATACAAACTTCAAGGGTGGTTTCAGTCAATTTTTCTGGCGCGAGCTTTTGCCAACCGCCGCGCCGTTTCACGGGCTTGTTTCGCTACCCATCGTCTACGCCTATCCGCATCCTCTTTCAAGGCTTCTTTCGCGGTCTCATATTGATAGGCTCGGCGCTTATTAAATGACCAACACATATACGCATAGACCATGGCCACAGCGATTGCCAGTACTAGTACAAATAAATATCTATCCATTTCGATTTCTCCATTAATTACTTTGCAAGTATTTTTCAAATCTTTTATCGTCCAGCACGATAACCACGTTGGTATTTGGTCGATAAACTACCGGCTGGCTAGCAGCCCACGCATTTAATTTGTCGCGTATGTCGTCTAAGGCATGGATATCATCCGGCTCATCCAGGTCGTCGACACCATAGCTGTGTTCGCTAAATTTTGACTCAATATATTCGTACAAATCGAGCTTAAACGGTACAGTGTCACAAGCGTAAACATAGCACGGCGGCTCTTCTCCGGCATCATCGCAACAATCGATCAAATCATCATCAAAATAATACCCTTCGTTTCCGCCAGGCGCATTCTCCGTAAAGAACGCCACCCCTTTGTAATCGATCAACTTTATGTGTTTGGCTTTTTTGACGAGATTAAGCTCAATGCATTGAGGGCAATAATGGCCGCTATGCATACTAATACCAATAGATACACCACACTGCACACAGTAATCACAGCGACAACACTCGTCAGCCAATCTTTTTGATTCTGACACGTTGCCATAGTGTATTCGGTTACAGCTCGAACAGTTAAATCCTACATGCATTTGGTGCGCATCTCTCAATTGTTTGCTGTTCATTACCCACCACCCTGGGCAACTCGTAACTCGAGCAAACAGCCATAAGCGCCTGCCATGCGAAACTTAGCGCCTGCATCGACCAACTGCTGGAAACCGGCATTTACTTCATCCAAGTGTTCTGGCTTGCCTTTGGATGAGGCAGTGTCGTTATGCACATACTCAGCAGCAAGACCCTCTGGTGTGAGGTCTACCAGATTGCCATTGATCAATGCAACTAGTGCCTCAAACTTTTTACTATTGTCATTCTTTGACATTTTTTAATCTCCTAAATAACTTCAACCTTTCTTTAAAAACGGACACAGCAGCAAGGCCGCATCTCGATTGTCCGCATTGGAACGACCAGTCCAACCCATCAAACTATTAAAAAACTTGGCATCAGTTTTGCCAAGCTTAAAAAAGCCTTTGAGCGGCGGGATAAGCTTATAATCTCGCCCGCACTCATCAAGCTTTTGACCTATCAACCGACCCACAGCTTTAACCATGCCCACATTTTGTGCAAGTTTGATCTTGCCTGCTTGGGTCATGCCAGGTCTATCCCAAACCGTTTTTATAAGCTCGACATGCTCAATGTAATAATGCACCTCATTAGGATCGTGTAAGACGGTGTCGCATTGTGTTGTGTAATCCTCAAAATTATCTGCAATGGTTTGCATTAAGCCGTGGAATGGCAAATTTATTAAGCATTTCAACTCGCCATTTATCATTATTGCAACACCGCTTTTATCAATATCTGGGTCAATGCCTATCCTGATCATGCGATGCCCTCTCTAATTCTATTTTGCGCTATTTTAAAGTAGCCGCTATCAAGCTCAATTCCAAAAAATTTCCGACCAAGATTTTTACAAGCAACGCCTGTGGTGCCACTGCCCATCGCATTGTCTAGCACCGTATCGCCTGGGTTGCTGTAGGTCTGTATTAGCCACTCAATCAAGGCTACGGGCTTTTGAGTTGGGTGTAACCCATTAATCCTAGACCCCTTTGAAAACCGCTGAATACTGCGTGGGTAACGATCTGTGGAATCGTAATGGGTTTTCTTTATACCCTTACCGTACAACTCGCTACCTATCTCCTTACGCCCTGCCGTTTTTCTGACGTGTCCGTCTGTCATCTGAGGGTTGTAAGTCGGTAGCTTTTTGTAAAAAACTAGGATGTTTTCGTGACTTTTCATGGGCATTTTTTTAGCGTTAAAAAAGCCAGTGCCCGATGGTTTGTCCCAAATGATTTCATAGCGCAGATCCGTCAAATTGCTGACCCCCAGCACTTTATCAAATGGTGTTTGAGCAAATAGGACGATTGCCCCATTTGGTTTAACAATCCTGTCGTACTGTCGCCAAAGCGACTCGAGACAGATAACAGAGTCCCACTTGCAGTTGGTAGTGCCGTAGGGCATATCACAACACACCATGTCTATGCTGTTATCTGTAATCTCTCCCATCTTGACCAGGCAATCACCCTGCAGTAGCTTAATAAGCTCCATAACGGCCATTATTGTTTGGTCGATCTGCAATTTCGGCATTACATGCAGCATACTTAGTTGCAAGATCAAACTGCTCTGCTTTAATTTGATTGCGTAGTTGTATAAGAGCATCTAACGACAAATCCTTAATGTCGGCAGTGTGGTTTTCAACTAATTGGACGATATCAATTATCCTCAGCTACTAAATCATCAAGCCCAACGCATGTTTCGCACCGATCATCAGCAATACCCCAATGCGTGCTACAGTATTCATGTCCGCACTCTCGGCATGTTGACAATTTATGTTTATTGTTGCATTTAAAGCATATGTCGGGGTCTTTATTTGCTTTTGTTGATAAGCCCTTTAGCTGCTTTTGTTTTGCAGCATAAGCCGATTTTGCCCCGTCTTTTAACTCAATTGGCAAGGCGGCGCAGCGATCCACCAAAGTTTTTAATTCGGTTAATGTCTTACAATCACAGATCGCCAGGATCAATCTTTTAAAATCATCACTCCTTTTTGTTTCTAGCGATTTTTCCTTAACCTCAACTTCAGCCGCTTTAGTCGCCAAGCCCAATTCAGCGGCCAAGCTTTCGGAGCTTGATTGATCTATTGTCTGCTCTCTAAGCCGCTCGGTTTGGCTAGTAATATCCTTTGCCTCGGCTATATCCCGCTGTTCCTCGGCTGATGATAGTCCTTTGAGCACGTCAGGCCACATATCCCTGATAGCAAAGCTCCTAGCCCTCATTTGCGCCATGCGCCGAGGGTAAGTTTTCCATACGCCCCTATCAAATATTCCTGCGGCTTTTGCATCGGCAAAACTAAATGTCCATGTTATATCTTTTCGGCTTTTGCGCTTAATAAGACAAGTTGCAGTGTGGGTTTTGACATCAAACGATTCGTCAACGCCCTCATTATCTCCTTGGATAAGTACTAGACCGAGCATAGCATCGCCCCATAGTGACGGCCTACCGTTGATCACGGCGATGCTTTGCAAAGATATTAAAGGTTTAAGCCCAACCTCCGCACCGTGCCCTATAGCTACCAAAACATTACCAGGTCGCCCAATATATTCCTTCGGTACTGCATCGGAGCGCGAATAGAATTCCGCAAGTTTAATTGCCTGAGCTTGCGTTTGCGGTAAGTCGCCAAACTGTTGCGAAACTTGCTCAAGGCGATATTCAACGCCGCAAAAAACATCGACTTGTGTTGATAATTCTTTGCTCATAATTAAATCTCCACTCTTTTAAATAAAAATCGTCTACTGTCTAGCGTGGTTACCATGTATTTGTCGCAAATATCAGGCTCCATCATTTGCATTTTTTTGACGTTTAATTTTTTGGAGTCTTTGGCATGTTTGTAGGTGGACATAACTGTGCCATCTGGGGCCAGT